ACGAATCAGCACCCGTCGCGTTCAAAGAGCTGCAGGACATGCGGGAAGGGCTCGGCGAAGCGGCCTATCAAGACGCCGTGCAGCAGCTCGCCGGCCAGGGCAAGCCATGGGAACGGCGCGCGGCAGTCGGTGCACCACCGCAAAAGAGCGAACAGCGCGAACAGTCTGGCGGAAAAACGCCTCAGAAAACCGAAGAATCGCATGGTTCGCGCGAACCCTCGCGCGAACAAGAGGCGATGCGGCGCATGGGGCTCTCGACGACACCAAGTAACCCGGCCGAAGCCAGAGCGAAGATCGAAGCCCGTACGGCAGCCGCCGAAGCTGGCGCGCCCACGCAACCCAGCGGCCCGCCCAAGTTTTTATCCGACTGGCCGAGCGCTCCCGAAAGCCGCGCCAAGCCCAAGCCGTCGAGCAAGTTCGAAACGCCTCCCCAAGAGCAGCCCGCTAAACCGGCCGGCAACCAGCGCCACGCGAAGCTCATCGGCCTGGCCGACAAGTATTTCGAGCACTTTGGCGTCCACGCTTCCGACAAAAATAAAGCCGCCATCGCCGAGGCGGTCAAAGCCGGCCACGTTACAAACGCCAAGGAACTGCGGGGCGTGCTCAATACGGCCAAAGGACTCCTCGCGCGCGGCAAGGTCGGTGACGAGGGGCACCAGGCCGTACAAGAGGCATTAAGGCGGAAAATCGCCCGGGCAGGACAAGAGCGAGCGCCATCCTGGCAGGCGACGGTCAAAAACAAGGCCGACGAATGGGACATGCAGCCGCAGGAATTCGAATCGCTTGCCTCCGATCTGCACAAAGAATTCGTCGGTCACCACGCCGAGCGCGAAGCGGCCCGTAAAGCCGCGAGCAAGGCAACCGGACTCACGGCAGGCGATATCAACCGCCTCGAAAACCAAGGCTACGATTCCGGCTCGGAACATCCCAAGATCAAGAAGCTCGACGAAATCGGCCGGGACCTGGAGAGCCAATACCCAGCGCTCGGCTGGGGCCGCGGCCGAGAAGGGGACGAAGGCGAGGAAGGCGTCGATTACGGCGAGCAGCTATGGGACCTGATTCGCACGGGCGCTAAACGCGTTCCCGGCCGCACGTCGCCAGAATTCTTAAAGCACGTCGAGGACTATCTGTCGCAGCAATTGCGATCGGCTGGCAGCTCGCGCGGCGGTGGTGGCGCGGCGGCAACGGACGAGGACCTCAAGCATATCCCCTTCCAGAAACGCCACGACGCGATTGTCGCCCGTTACGCTCGGTGGCTACAATTCTCAGGTTGTCGGTTCTCTGGTGCGGCAGCGGCGGTCTGATAAATCAGGCTGGCGAGGCTTGGTGAATAGTATCCGAACACGCCACCGGCGCGGCAAAGTGCGTCGGCAGAACAGCCAAGCACAAGCCGAAGCGTGTAGCGAGCGCTTCCCGCTGCCGTCTTACTTGAAATAATTCCCGCAATGGGCAAGCCTTCAGTCAGCGTAGCGACCGAGCCAACGATCAAAGCGCGTTTCGTGGGCGGCTGCCTGCATAACCAGATTTTGAGGGTGCGGCGGCTGATCCACGTTGACCATATTCCGCCGCAGCCGATCAACTTCGATTTTTCGCTTGCTCCCGAATCGATCCCGGTCGAGCACTATCAGCTCTACCTATTCGTTTCGGAAAACGGCGCAAAGTTCGTCCAATACATCCACGAATCTCTAATCGCGTCCGACGGCTCGATTGATCCTCGCGCCTTCATCGAGGCCAAATTGCCGACCATGCCGGACCGGATTACGCGGAAGTTCGACAAGCGAATGGCCGCGCTATACCGTCATCGCCGCTTGACTTTTAAGACGCGTTCGCCCTAAACTCACCAAAGTCATTCGGGAATTGAGATTTTCAAACCCGCGATTCGCCACGCCGGCGGCTCGCGGGTTTTTTCGTTTATATGACCACCGCCACTCTCGAACACGCGCGACCCGTTGCGACGCCAGGCGTCGAAGACGGCGAGTTTGTCGAGTACGGCTACCGGCCGATCTTCAAAGAGCACATCAACAGCCGCGACTTCGACGAGCCGGTCCGCTTCGGCCGCGAAGCCATGCAAAGGATCGCGGACCGCAGCAATCGGCGGATCCAAGAAACGGGCGACTACTGCCCAATCGTCGTCCGCCACACGGATAAAGGCGACGGGACCGAGGTTATCGGCTTTCTCGGTCCGTACGAGGCCCGCAAGATGCCCTCCGGCAAGTGGGCCGTCTATGCCAAAGAACGGATCTACAAGGAAGACGCCCACAAGCGGAAGCGCTATCCGCGGCTTTCAGTCGAATACTGGGGCGCCAAGAGCGACCCGACCGACGGCTATTTCGACCCGGCGTGCCTCTTGGGCGGGGAAACTCCGGAGCTCGACCTCGGCGTCCACTACGCAGCCGACCAGAACGACCCGACCAAAGTCCACTATCGCCGCGTGATTCGCTATGAAGCGGCCATGCCGGGCGGCAGCAATACGTGCGTGCCGAGCGGGACCGCGGAGAAAAAGGCCAAATACGAGGAAGACGAAGAGCCGGCCCGCTATCAAGGCGGCGCGCTCAATCCGGCCGACGTCCAGCAGATTACGGCCGCCCTCAAGCCGATCATCGACCAGGCCGTGGCCGAAGCCGTGGGCAAGATGCAGGCGGCTGGCGCGGACCCCCAAGGCCAGCTCGGCAACCCCGAAGCTGACGAGGGGATGACGCCAGAACTTGAAGGTGCCGAAGGCCTCGGCGCTGAGGGACTCGGCGCTGACGATTCGCAGTTTGCGGGCGACGACGCTGATTTCGACGCGACGGCGGGCGATGCCGAAGCGGCTGCCGGTCCGGACGAGGAAGGCGACGACGACAGCGGCATCGATGAGGGCTCGGACCTCGACGAAGAGCCGGAGATCGACGATTCCCTGCCCGAGTCGGACGAGAAGCCTAGCGACGAGGCCAAGCCCAAGAAAAAGAAACAGCCGCCCGCCAAATACGCGGCCACCGGCGAGCATTCCACCGTTCCTTTCGAGGAGAGCGATATGGCGACCGAAACCGTTGACCAGCAAGTCGTTCGCTATCAGCGCGAGTCGGCTGATTACAAGAAGCAGCGCGACGACGCGGTCAAGGATCGCGACGACTACAAGGCCAAGTATCAAAAGGCGATCGACGCTAAGCGCGATGCTGACGACAAGCTCGTCAAATTCGAAGAGCGGCTCGCCACGATCGAGGCCTCGGAACGCCGGGCGGTCCGCTACCAAAAGCTCTCCGACCTGCAAAACAAAGGCTTCACGCTCGACGTCGAGGAAGAGCTGAAGGACTGCGACGAGATGACGGCGCCGCAGTTCGACAAGCACGTCGAGCGCATCGCAAGCAAGTACCAGCGTGTTCCGCTGCCGGGCGTGAACATGGACCGGATCAAGGTCGATGGCAGCCGCCGCGTCGATCAGAGCCAGGCCATCGCCCAGAAGAAGGAAGAGCGGTACAGCAAGCTCGCGGCCGACAACGTCCAGCGGGCCCGCTACGAAAAGAAGTCGCTCGATTTCGATGGCGAATTCCGGCGGCTGATGACCGAGGACCCGGAGAAGATCGGCAGCTCGGCGGTCTAGGATCGCCAACACACATATACGGGCACTGAAATCACTCAAGCCCGCGTCTGTCCCCAATAGTCGGGACGGCCGCGGGCTTTTTTGTTGGTCGGAAAGAAAGATCACGGAGACTCAATCATGTCCGGTTTCGAGCCCATTCCGGCCCTTGCTGGCGGGCAAATTCGCCCCAGTCGCTTCGTCAAGCCTTCGACGGCGGCCGACAACACGCTCCTCGAGGCCGACGCCAACGAAATGGCGGTCGGCATCTCGAGCGAAGCCACGCGCGACGCGCCGATCGACGGCGCGAGCGGCGACGCGGCGACGACCGGCGACGGCAACATGATGTACTACACCGAGGGCATGGTCGCCCTGCTCGAAATCGGCAGCGGCGGCGTCACCCACGGCGCACAAGTCAAGTCGGACACGGACGGCAAGGGCGTCCTCGCAGCGACTACCGGCGCAACGATGCAGTGGTGCAGCGCCATTGCCCTCGAAAGCGCGTTGGAAGGCGAGTCCGCCCGCGTGCTGATCAAGGTCTTCCCGATCTATCCGGCCCTCTCGTAGTCCACCCAATCCATCGTCCGTCGGGCCCGTCCCTGCGGTGAATTCAGGCTTTTAACTTTTTGGAGACTTAGCCGTGACCCTCACTGCCGTTCATCCTGGCGGGTCGAATACCTACGTGCCGAGCACGGCCGCGACTCGGAACATGCAGGTTAATTTCAGCCGCAATCCAAACAGCTTTGCGCTGAACCGTTACCTGTACATCGTGCCGGTCGATAAGACGGTAGGCTTGTACACGCAAATGACGGTCGAAGAGGCAGGGCGCCTGCTCAATAGCGGCGAAGACCTCTGGCCATACGGCGAGGACGAGCCGCAGGACCGCGGCCGAGTCGAAAAGTTCCAGTTTCCCTCCTACGGCACGCTGCGGCGTCGGTACGGCTTCCGCATTCCCATGGAGACGGCGGAAGAGGCGTCGTGGGACATTCTCAGCCAGCACGCCAAGATCGTCATGCAGCGGGCGATGACCCGCCGCACCGAGCGGACGATGAACAAGCTGCAGACGTCCGCGAATTGGCCGGCCGCCAATACGATCGCGGTCGCCTCGATTTCCGGCGTGGCGGGGAAGTGGGATCAGAGCACCACCGCCCGCATGGACATCAAGAAGTCGCTGATCTATGCGTCGCAGGTCATTCAAAAGCAGACTTTGGGCGCGGTGAAGCCGAACGAGCTGAAGCTCGTCATGGGCCCGGACACGGCCGCGGCGATCGTCGTCGCGCAGGAAATCGTTGATTTCATCAAGGGCTCGACCGATGCTCGCGAGTACATCGGCAACAAGCTCGGGCCGAACGCCTACTACGGTCTGCCCAAGGACCTGTACGGGTTTGAGGTTGTGGTCGAGGACGCGGTCAAGGTCACGACCCGCAAGGGCGCGTCGAGCCAAACCAAGTCCTTCGTCTGTGACGGAGACCTGCCGATGCTGCTCTACCGGGCGGCGGGCAAGGGCGGCGGCACGGACGATGGCCTCGTCGGTCCGGAGAATTCGAACGAGGCGCCGACCTTCTCGACGGTGACCGGTTTCGTCCGCGAGGACATGACGGTCGAAAGCAAGACCGACACCGACAACCGCGTCCACAAGGGGCGAGTGGTTGACAATTTTGCCATGGAGCTGACCGCTCCGATCAGCGGCTTTTTGTTCCAGGACGCGTTGACCTAGTCGGCGCTGATTGTGTTCCGGCCGGCGCATCGGTGCCGGCTTCGCTCGTCTGAGTGCGACCGATGGCCAGCTATGCCACTCCCGCCGACATGCTCGCCCGCTATGACGTGCGGCATTTGGGCGACCTGGTGAGCGATAGCGGCCAGCGCATCGGCTCGGCCGAAGTCCTGAGCCATACGAACCTGCAAACGGCGCTCGACGACGCGGCAGGCGAGATCGAAGCCGCCTTGATGCAGGGGCAGCGGTACTCGGCCGACGATTTGACGAACCTCACCGGCAATTCGAAGCAGTACCTGATTCGCCTCAATTGTGCGGTCGCGATTTCGCTCTTGTGGCAGCGTAGGCCGTGGTCAGACGACGACAAGCGCGAGGATGCGATCGAGAAGGCCCGCGAGGCGCTCGACAAGCTCCGCAAGGGAATCACGGTCTTGAACGTCGAAGCCGCGAAAGATGCCGGCTTGCCGGCGATTCGTACGCCGAGCCTGAGCCGGATCAACCGCCAAAACCTGGTCGTCGATCGGGCCCGCGCCGGCTATTACCCGACCCGCTTACTGCCCGGACAAGTGAGCAGCTAGTCCGATGACATTTGCACCCGTCCATTTCACGACCGGACCCGTAGCGCCGACGCTCAATGTGAGCTCGGTCGATTACCAGCTCGGTTTCTGCGAGGACGGGGTCACGGTCAGCCTGGATCCGCGGTGGGATGAAATCTTTTCGGACGACTTCGGCGGCCGCGGCGGTCCCCCTTCCGATGCGCAGTTTCTGGGGGCAACCGGCAGCGTGCAAATGGTATTCACGAAGTACAACAAGACGTACCTCGACAACCTGAGCTGCTTTACGTCCGCGGCCCTCACGACTCCCGCCAAGGGCCTGTTGCCGGCGATCGGCTCGTTTGCTCGGCAAGACAGCCTTGGGGCGCTCTTGAAGCTGATCGGGCCGGGCGAAGACCTGCGGTTTGCTTTCGCCTTCCTCCGCGGCCGCTACGAAATGAACTCGGGCACGCGGTGGCGGCGGTACGTTATGTCTTTTGACGTGTGGATGGCGCAGAGCGACTTTACGCTGTTGACCACGGCTCAGGCGCGACGCATCTATACCATGGCCTAGTGGGGTGCCTCGTGCGTGGCTGGTTCGCTGCTTTGTGCTCTCTATTCCTTCGCGATGACGAGCGGCTGTTTCGCTATTGGGACGGCGCGCGGTGGCGGCGCATCGATCCGATCAAGGCCCATCGTGGAATCTGGCGTGACGAGAAGTGCGACCTCTTGTCGGACTCACCGATCACGCTCAATCCACGGAACGAGGATGGCAGTTATTTTTACCCGGCCGCCGATGTGATCGCGGCCGAAGACCGGATTCGCGACCTCGTGTGCCGTGTCTTTGACGTTAAAGAATGGACCGAACAGCGGCCCGGTCTGACGTGCTTGGAGCTCGACGAGCTGCTCAACAGTTTCATCCTCTATTGCGACGAGCTTAAAAAAAAACGGTCCGTCTCGCGGACCTCTTCAGCACCTTCGACGCCGCCGGATGTCTTGCCCTTCTCGGCAGGCAGCGATTCACCGCCGCCGAACGCGCCGGACTCGTCCTGCACGCCGAGCGCATCGACCGCCGGCGTGCCTACTGGACCTTGACCGCGATTCAAGGCGCGCTGACACCGATGCTGGGCGTCGAATGGTACGAAGCCCGCGAAGAATCGGCGGCCGAAGCCCGCGCCAAATACAGCCTGGACCTGGTTAAGCTGGGCGGCCGCCAAAACCTCTTTCCCCAGAACGGGCACGGTAAATCGTGATCGCAGCCCTGCTCCCACTCCTCGAAGCTCTCGGCGCCGAAGGCGGGGCCTCGGCCACGCTCGGCGGAGGTTTAGAGGGGCTTCTCGGTGGCGCGGGGCGAGCGCTCGGCGGTACAAGCAAATTCGGCAGCCAAAAGGAGCTGGGGGAGGCGCTACGGCAGATATCGGACCTCGGCAGCAACATTCAAGCTGCTCAAGAGGCGATGGAGCAAAAGCGGCAGCAGCAAGAGGCAATCGGCCAAAAGGCGCGCGACGACGAGCGGCAATATGCATTCAGCGACCCGGCGCACAAAGATCAGATGGCGGACCTGGCTCGGCAGCAGCAGGCCCACGCCGAAGAGATCCGCAACGCCACGCGGCAGATGAACGATTTGCGGGCGCGGGCCGCAGTCACGACCGACCCGGCAGCAGCCCGGCAGTCGCAAATTGGCCAAGCCTCTTCGATCATCGGCCTGGCCCAATCCGCGCCTCAGGCGCGCAGCCTTCTGTACCAGATCGTTTCGAATACTCCCGGTCCCGTTAAAACGGCCATAAATGCTGGCCAGGTCGCAACGAACCTCGGCAGTAACCTCGTCACGCCCACCTCTGGCCAGATTATCGGCGAAGCGGCGAGCGACTTCGGAGGAATCGCTAAAAATGCGATCAAGGGCAATATCGGCAATCTGGCCGTGGAGCTCTCGAAGCTGCCGGCGCACATTGTCAAATGGTCCGAGTCGTTGGTCGAGAGTCAGCGGTCAATTTCGAAGTTCAACGGCACGCTGGCGATGACCTTTGCGCAGCAGGAACGCCGCGGGATCGTGCGAGCGATCGAATCAGGGGAGCGTACGGGTGGAGCGACCTCGGAACTGAGCAACTCGCTTCAGGATTTATACGATCAGCTTCAGCCAATTAAGGACGAAGTGACGGTTGTGGTCTCCAAGGCACTTACGCACGGCGTGCAATTACTGACGCAGATTGTGAAGGCTGTCGAGGCCATGGCGCCAGCAGCCCAAGAAGTGCAGCGGTGGATTCTCGGTATGAGCCCGGAAGAATTCAAAGACTATCTGAAGAGCTTTGAGAATCTCGCGAAGATGCAGATGAAACGCGCGGGCAATCCGATTACCGCCATGCTGAATGAGGCTCGCAACCGCGACCCGCGCCGTCCCTTCGGGAGTCCGCGTCGCTAATGCAAACCACGATCCAATACGGCGACGTGCTGATCAAGGACGTCCTCACCGAGAGTATCGACCATTCGGTCGCCAAGGATCCGACTGGCGTCGATCAAATGGGGGTGCGCGTCGTCGGCATCTTCACGGGCGTCGTGCATTGCTCAAGCGGAGACCACACCGGCAAGAAGGTCACCCGGCTTAATACTGATCTGTCGGGCATCCTGCAGAAGCTGACCAAGGACCGCTGCCAGTTCACCATGAAGATCGGCGGCTCGGTGCTCTATAACGTGCGGCCCGGTGCTCGCGAGCCCGCATTTGCCAACGCGGGAGTTGATAGTAGCGCCCTCATCGATATCGACAACGGCCCGAAGACGCACGTCACGGTTACCAAGATCACGGCCGGCTATTCGGCGCATATCCGGTTTCAAATCGAGTTTCTGATTACGAACTGCGGCGGGGCGGGCACCATCAACAGTACGGGGCTGATCAACTTCCGCTTCTGGGTAGGAGACGACGTTGATTGCCGGACCTGGCTTACGACTCGCGTCTATCAAGGACGGATTCGCGTCGCCCACAAGAATATCTCTCCGCAGGCCCTCGCCCGCGTGGTCACGGTGCCACCGCTCGAAGACGGCTTTCAGCGTCGTTTCATCCGCTGGCACGAGTCGGACAATGGGCTCGAACTCGACTTTGCATATCAGGACGAGGAAATGATCGCGGCGCCGCCGTTTAATGGGTTCACCGGCGAGGGGGCGATCGATTGGGACGGGCATCTCTCGCTATCGACCGAAACGCAAGGGGCGACGAGTACGGCCGAGGTCGTTGTTAGGCTGACTGGCCCCAAGAGCACGAGCGTCGCGGCGCTCGAAAACATCGCGTTTTTGGTCATTCAGTCGAAGCTGCAATTGAGAAAGCTCGTAGTCGGCAAGGGGTCGTTCTTTTGGCAGTCGTTTGGAGTGGTCGAACAATTGGCGGCGAATTCTATCGAGGTGGCGGCTCGCATTTTTCACACCGGCAATACGCAGCTTCTGGGCGGCTTGATGACGATGGCCGGCAGCGAGCTACTTGCTCAGCCGCTGGGCAATATGGGCATCGGATACGATCCGGGCGTCGCCATGAATCCGGGCCCAAGCGCGGGAGTCGGTGGCCTGTACCTGTCGCTACTGCAGACGCCCTGCAATCCGAACACGATGCCGCAGACGCTGACCTATCCGCAATCCAAGCCCTACAAGATTCGCCGCAAGCGCGAACAAGTCACGCAGTCGCCCGGCGATCAATTGCAAGACTTTGAGTCGCTCGCCAGTAGAAGCCATCTCAACGACCTCTATCTCTACTACTATCTCGACAGCGACATCATGCTCGACAGCGGGACGATCGCGATGCCGACCGGCGCGGCGTCGGATTCCAAACAAGGATCACTGGCGTTTGTAAATCTTTACCGCCCGACGTGCGAGCGCGAGGTACGGATCTCGGCAGGACGCATCGATCAGCCGCCCGAGCTGCCGGCGCCGAACCTCTCGTTCGACGACGAAAACGGCATCACGCACAAGCCGATTGGGGCGCCACGCGTAGTGCCCAGCGCTCCGCAGCTTTCGGCCGACGGCAGGACACTGCTCTTTGAGGTCGAAATGCAACTGCGCTTTGGATTGTCGCGGGTCCCGAATCGCAACGAGTCGCTGCCGATCGGCGTGCTGCCCTACCGCATTAAAGGCGCTGATCGGTCGAATTCCCTGCCTGGAAATGCCTTTGTGGCACCCGGAAGAATCCTGAGCTAATTCACTTCGGCGAATGCGACTTAGCGTATTCCTCGATCTCTTCCTGGCTTTTGCCGTCGGCTGACATGCGGTCTAACTCTTCGAGAACGGCCGCCTTCCGGTTGTTGTCGTCCATGACCTGCTTGGCCTCCGACCGTGAATTGAACCGGTAGCTATAAGAGCTGTAGGACCCAATACACAATGCCGCCAGAGGAATTGCAATGAGCAGGATCAGTATGGCCATGGCGATCGTTAGCCGATTGATACTTCGCCGCACGTCATCGGTTGGGTTCGTCATCGTTTCTCTTTCTTTGCCCTGGGCGAAAACTGCACGAGCGCCGAAGCCTTGGGCGGTGTGACGTCGATCCCGCGCTGCTCTTCGGGAACAATCAGCTTGCCCCCGTGGTAGTAAAACCAAATCTCGTGCTGCTCTTCTTTGGCGAAATGGGGTGCGGGCTTGAGCGCCATGCGGTAGAGCGAGCAGTCTCGGCCCTCCGTCGCCTCGCCCGAGTATTGGCCGACATATTCAAACTTGGCGGCGGCCCATTTTTGCTTGAAAGCCCGTCGATCGACCCATTCTTTGGCCTGACGCTTGGCCGCGGCCTGGGACGAGGCGCTCGGTGCCTTGACCTCGGGCGGTTGCTTGAAGATCTCCGTGCGAATGGCGCGATGCTCGACGAGTGATCGCTCCTGACCCGCGGCGAGCGAGCAGCACAGAATAACGGCAAATAGCAAGAGACTACGCATAAGAGGTTCCCGGTGATTCCGGCCGCTCTATTGTTGGCAGAGCCGCCGGCCAAAGTCTAGCGCGGCCTATCGAATTCGTAAGCTGTTGACCGCTGCCCCGCCTTTCGCGAAACTTAGAGACCTACATCGGGCACCGAACTACTTGGACCCGCGACGAGCCCTCAGTGGCTGGCCGCGGGTTTTTTGTTGCGCTGAGGTAAATCCTTGTGGCCGTAAACTTTACAACGCTTTTCACCCGCCTCGGCCACTTCCTCTACGTCGGTGAGGGAATCACGGCCGCGCTCGGCACGACGACGCCCACGCGCGTCAACGCGGCGATTACCGGCCTGGGTAGTTCTTTGCCCGTCGAATACGAAACGGTCCGCGACCAGCTCTTGACCGGACTGCAGGGCTTTCAAGGGGGCGGGAGCACGGGGCTAGGCAACCTCGTCCAAACGCCGGTCGAGGAATTGATCCTCTTGACCGTTTCCGATGATCAGCCGATCGCCAGCACGCTCGATCTGGCAGTGGCCGAGCTGATCAAGCAGATGGAGGATAACAGCCAATCACTCGACGCGAGCACGGTCAGCGCATCGGTGGCGTACGACGGCGGCAACGTGGGAAACGGCGTTGTCGTCTCGTCCGTGAAGCGGGGCGACGGGAAATTCTGCCTGTTCGCCTTTGCCGAGGACCTCGATATCGCGGTCAACTCGATCGCCAACGGCGACGTGACGTTTACGATCACGGGCGAACCGCTGATTGATTCCCTCGCCCCGACCTGGCCGGGAGGGTCGGGGGCCTCGGAAACGACGACGGGTAAAACCGCGTCCTCGTCCGACAACAAAGTCACCAACGGCACGTTCGAAGACAACGACGACAATAGCGTCAATTTGCCTTTGGGCTGGCTCGCGCCGGTCGCCACGCTCGGCACGACGCTCAAGATGGGCAGCGTCGAGGTGCAGACGATCACGATCACGGGCACGCCCACGAGCGGCTTCTACGTCCTTAATTGGTCGAACGGGGCGGGTCAGTCGCAGACGACGGCGCCGCTAGCGTTCAATGCCGGCGAGTCGGACGTCCAAAGTGCCTTGCAGGCCCTCGCCGGACTCTCGGCTGTCACGGTGAGCACCTCGGGCACGAGCCCGAACTACGTGCATACCGTCACGTTCACGGGCGTTACGAATCCGGCTCAGCTCACGAGCACGAGCAGCTTGGCAGGCGGCAGCCCGTCGATCGCCCATGCGACGACCACGGCCGCCAGTGCCAACGTCTTCCGCGGCTCGCGGGCGGTCGAGTTTGCCTCGAACGGTTCGCAGCTCACGACGATCATGGTCCCGGTCTCGCTCGCGGCGCTGACCCAGTACGCGGCATGCGTCTGGGTCAAGGCGTCGAGCGCCGCGCCAGCAGCCGGCGTATTGACCGTCGATCTGGTCGATGGCGTCGGCGGCACGGTAATCAACGACGCGGCGGGAACGGACAACTCCTACACGATCGGCCACGCCAGCTTGACGAGCAGCTTCCAGGCGTTCACCGGCGTCTTTCGCATGCCCGCCGCGCCGCCGGCACAAGCCTATCTGCGAATCCGGATCAGCACGGCGGTCACCAATACAGTCAGCGTCTATCTCGACGAGGTTTATCTCGGCGAAATGACGGAGGCTTACGTCGATGGCCCGAGCGTGATCGTGTTCAACGGGGGCACGGATTGGCTCGCCGGGGATCTGGCGACGGTGACCGTCACTAACGACCGCGCGGGTCTCATCCACGAATGGCTCAACCGGCTGCTCGGCCTGCGCGGCGAGCGGCTCCTATTCCCGACGGTCACCGACACCAGCGAGACGCAGGCTGATTCGCTCGTGGCCTAAGTTGATGGAGCCTCACCAATTCCATTCACCGAATCGCAATTGATCGCAGCCTACAAGACCGGAGACAGGGAAGCCGGCGCAGCGCTAATTGAGCTACAGCGGGGGCTGATTTTTTCCTTTGCCACTCGGTTTATGCGCAACAGCCGCCATAACGAATTAGAGGATTATCTACAGGCGGGGACGATCGGCGTGCTCGAAGCTGCCAAGCGATTTGACCTAAACCGTAGCACGAAATTCGGAACCTACGCCGGATGGTGGATTCGCCACGAAATAGAACTGGCGTTTGCCAGCGGCATCGTGCGAGTTACTCGGCAAGGCGACGAGCAAGACAAACTGCGGGCCTTCCGGTTGTCAAGCAGCTTGGGAACGGGGGCCTGCGAAAAGTGCGAAATTGCTCAAAGCGAAATCCCGGTCGTCGAGCATTTGGAAGAGACGCAGGCCGCCCGGAGATTTCTGAGATTCGTTATCAAGCACTGGATCGGATCGCTGCTTGCCGCCCCGCGAAGCCGCCGTAATTTCTCACTGCTCCTGAGCTACGCCGCCAATCGTCACCGAGCGATTCGTTTGCGACTGCTCGGATTGTCTTATTACGAAATCGCCCAGCGTTGCGGAAGGACAAAGGAATGGGCCCGCACAACCTGCCGCTGGTTCGTGGACTACTGCCAGAGAAATCACCTAGCTAGATCAGGACGTTCGGAAACTGCGCATCGTCGCCACCGGCTATCTGCATAAATGAAAACCTTCCTCTATGCAATCGACAAGCTGCCGGGCGACTTTGCCTCGCTCGTCCGTACGGCGATGGATTCCTGGTCGAAGGTCGCGGCGGTTGAGTTCCTGCTCGCGGCCGCAACCGACACGCCGGCTATCCGTTTGACGACCGCCTCGGGCAGAGCGGTAGGTATGCCGGACGGGACGGGAGCGATCACGGCCGGCGGGGTGATTACTTTCAATTCCGACTTCCCGTGGACACCCGACTATTTTTTGCGCGAGGCCGCTCATGAACTGGGCCACGCTCAAGGACTGCTCGTGCATTCTCCGCGGCCGGGCGCGGTAATGAATATCTCCTCGTCCGTCGCCGCGCCCTCGTGGGACGACGATATCCCGCGCATTCATGCGATCTACGGACCGGCAGCCGGATTTCCGACCGCAATCCCGGCGGGAGCTGTCCCGCCCGGCGTCGATAACGCGCTGCCGATCTCCGTCGATCTGCCGATCAACGTGCTTCCGGGCACCTCGTGTCGCGTCTCGATCACGCTACGCAACATCGGTTCGACGACCTGGACTCCCGGACACATCGCCCCCGGCGATTTGTATATGAACGATGGCGGATACGGCCTGGGGGCCTTCGTCCGGCTGCCGACGTTCGACAACGATCACACGTGGGGCAGCGAGCGGCTGTTACTGCCGACCGACGTGTTACCGGGCGAGCAAATCGTCATTTCCGGCACCGTCACAGCGCCGTCGATCGCGGCCAACACGCCCTTTCTCCGGCAGATGGTCCGCGAGCGGCGAAGCTGGTTCGGGTATGCGGTCGATACCGCCATCAACGTGACGGGTGTCGCTCCACCGATTGCCAAACCGCCCGACTTTTCGCGGATTCGATTGACCGACGATTCGGGCAAGCTGTGGCGCGTGACCGGCGTCGAACTAGTGCCTTAATTCCGCTATACGAGAGGCGCAGGGATGCTCGCCTACTTACTCTTGGCGATTCTGCCATCGCCGCCCGTGGCGGCGGTCGATCGCTGCGACCTCGTTGAGCTGAATCACTTTTACGACGAGATGGGACGGTTGGTCTTCGATCAGGTGATCTTTTACGACTGGTCGGATGACGAGGCACGGTTTAACGTCCGCGCCTGGCGGCTGGGCAAGCATCCCTCGCAATTGCCGTTTCGAGACTGGGAATCCGGGGGCTATCGCGTGACCTGGCTCGACGGCGACAGGCTCCGCGACGTCTTCTCGGCCCATTACCGCGAAACGTGGACGCAGTACGATCCCGAGCTTGAAGAGCGGGAGCATCTGCCGAAGGATCGGCGTAGGGAGCTGGGCAGATTGACGCCGTGCCGTGGGCGGTAAAAGATAGCGGCATGGAATCAAATCGCCGAACATTCCTGGCATCACTCGCGTCGCTGGCTTCTTTGCCTCTGGTGCCGAAGTCGAAGGCTATCGAGCCATCAAGTTACACGACTGTGTCGGCCTTTTTCGATGAGGATATTGTCGTCGAGTCCATCGACGATAAGTGGTCCGGAAAGCTAGAGACGTTTGAAATTGAACTGGCCGAGGACGTAGCAACAGCACGTTACATTACGGCCGACGATCAGGGGCGCGGCATCAATTGGCAGCCAGGACTTGGCCGCCAGATTTACGGGATTGCGATGGAATCTAAAACACGCGGGCAAATGGCGCTCGTCTGCTGCGCCGTGCCGCTTTTGGGCGTCTGCAAGGAAGCGGTTGCAAAACTATCGCCGGTAGGCTCTTAGCATGGCAGATTCAGTTGAGCTTGTTGACGGCGCCACGGTTAAACCGCCATCGCTGCTTGAGCGATCGATACGGATCGGTGGCAGACGCTTTACGCCGCAACGCGACATTACGCCTTTCGAGACGTGCAAGCTCTTAGAGTTGTTTTTCCAGGCTTCGGCTGGCGGTTACGGTTCGCTTGACGAGTTGAACGAATTCCTGGATGTCTTTTCGCTAGGCAGGCATTTCGGCCCTCCGCCTGAATAGCTTGCAACCAAATGAAAGCCGTCAAAGTTACCTGCGACCAGTGCAAAAAGGACCTGACCACCACGGGCAATTGCGAGGGCTATCGGATCGCGCTGTCGTCTGAGCCGATACCATCCTGCGGCGGAGCTGTAACCGCAGTGGCCGCGCATGCTGACTTTCCTCAGCCGCTGCATTTCTGTGGCTATAAGTGTTTTGAGCAGTGGGCCAAGTCCTATTTCACAATAGCTTGACCCCAGACGCCCTCTGCGGCACAATCAGCCGTACATAAACGGCGTCAGATTCACTGGGCCGGGCTGTTTCCACCAATTGGAAACTTGCCCGGCCTTTTTTGTTGCGCTAGGAGATAAAGCCATGCCCGTCTGCGTTATGAACGGCCACGACATGATGGGCACCACGGCGCACCGACCGACGAACGCCGAGCCAGGGCAGCTCTATTACGATACCGACGTCGGTGCCCTGTTGGTGCTTAACGGAAGCTCTGCGTGGGTCAACGTCGGCACGAGCGGCACAATCTCGGGCGCGGCGACGCTTGACGCGATCCTTGCGGGCGATAACTCGCTGGGCTTGTCCGGCCTGGCGGGCTCGGCCGGCTCGGCGGGTGGTGCGATTCCGATCACGGGTGGCCTCGGTAACGGTACGGGCGCTGGCGGCGCGGTTTCTCTCACGGGCGGTGGCTCGGGTTCGGGCGCAACGGGAAACGGCGGTGCGGCGTCAGTTGTCGGCGGGGCATCCAATAGCACCGACGGCACGGGCGGGGCAGTTACGGTAACGGGTGGCGCGGGGCACGGATCGGGAGCGGGCGGCGCTCTGACGCAGGCTGGCGGAGCTGGCGGGGCAACCGGTGCTGGTGGGGCCGTGTCTTTGACCGGCGGAGCAGGCGGCGCAACGTCTGGCGCGGGTGGCGCTGTTTCGCTCGTCGGCGGTGCCGGAACGAACGGCAACGCGGTCGGTGGCGCGGCGGCGGTCACTGGCGGTGCAGGTCAAGGGACTGGCGCTGGTGGCGCTGTCACGATGACCGGCGGTGCCTCGGGCGGTGGCGCAACTGGCAACGGTGGCGCGGTCACGATCACGGCGGGTGCGGCGGTCTCGACGAACGGCACGGGCGGGGCAAGCTCACTTGTCGGCGGCGTCGGCAAAGGAACTGGGGCAGGCGGTGCGGTTGCCGTTACCGGTGGCGCATCGGCAGGCGGTGCAACCGGCGCGGGCGGTGCAGCCAGCCTGACGGGCGGTGCATCGGGAGCGACGAACGACGTCGGCGGTGCGGCGAGCGTGACGGGCGGTGCTGGCGCCGGCAATGCTGCCGGCGGTGCGGCATCGCTGGTCTCTGGTGCGGGCGGCGCAACGGGCGCTGGCGGAGTCGTCACGATCACCTCGGGGGCCGGCGGCAGCACGTCGGGGGCCTCGGGTGCTATCACGATCTCCTCGGGCGCAACTACCGCGAGCTCGACGTCGGCGAGCGGTGCTATCACGATCAACTCGGCGACGGGCAATAACGGCGCGACCTCGACCAATGGTGGGGCCTCCGGCGCTGTCACGCTCAAGAGTAACGCGGGCGGAACAACGGGCACCGGGACGGGCGGTGCTGGCGGAACGGTCTCGATCACGGGTGGCGCAGGTGGCGCGGCGACTGGCAACGGCACGGGCGGCGCTGGTGCCGCAGTAACTTTGCTGTGCGGTGCGGGTGGCGCGGCTGCCGGGACAGGCGCTGCTGCTGGCGGTGCTGGCGGGGCGATTTCTGGCACGGCCGGGGCTGGCGGAGCTGCGGCGGGAACTTCGGCGGGCGGCGTCGGTGGTGCGGCGAGCCTCGTTTCTGGTGCTGGTGGCGCTAAGACTGGAACTGGCACGGCGAACGGCGGTGCGGCGGGCGCAGTCTCGATCACCGGTGGTGTGGGCGGTGCCTCGGCATCCGATAACGCTGGCTCGGTAGGCGGTGCGGGTTCGTCGATCGCGGTAACGGCCGGGGCAGGCGGTGCCGCGACTGGTGCCGGGGCCTCGACGGGTGGGGCGGGCGGGTCAATCACGCTCACGCCCGGTGCGGGCGGAGCGAGCACCAACGGCGCGGCGGGCGCACGAGGCGTCATTAGCCTGGCGGGCCCGACCACAAGTCCCGTTACGACGGCTCAGTCGCTGTCGAGTAGCGGCACGATCACGTTGCCGACCTCGGGGCTCAATAAGCTGCTCACCACGAGCGGCGCCGTGACGGGCATGATCTTGACGGCCGGAATCAGTGACGGGCAGTTTATCTGCCTCATTAACAACTCGGCCAATTCGATCACGTTCGCGGCCTCGGGCACTTCGAACGTCGCGAAGGGGACGGGCGGAGTCATCCCGTCGCTAAGCGCAATGCTGCTGGTTTGGGACGCGACTTCGGCGCTTTGGTATGTGACCAATCTCTAGTTTTGTTTGGGCTGGTCACCGGCAGCCGGCGGCGCTTCGGCAACCGGTTGGTCCAAGAGGATGTGGCTGGCCATGTTCAAGAAGACAAGTCCGTGATTGCAGCGAAATCCCCGCCACTGCCACTGCTCGCCGGCCTTCCACGCCACGACGCCGCTGAAGTCGGGGCGCGAGGTCAACTCGCTAACGAGCTGAGCGATCGTCGGCGAGGCGGCGGGCTGTTCGTTCGCAAGTGATTCACCACCGACCATAAAAGACTCCAATGGCTGCTGGCGAGAGTAAAGAAGGGGACCTGGCCGACATCCTCGCCGTCATCGTCACGCGGCTCCGCGATACGGTCAAGGGCTGCAGCGAATCCGCCTGCTACCTCTCGATCGACCCGGACTCACTCAACGACGATCCGGGCGACCATCGCTTTGTCGTCGCGCCCGCGAGCGGTCGGTTCCTGCAGGGAGCGTACATCGGCGCGGGACTCTCAAACCTCATGGCCGACGGCGGGATCATCGTCAAGATTCACCTCCCGACGCTTTCGGATCAGGCGGGCCGCGACGTGGTGGCAATCAACGACGAGGCGCTCGGCCTGGTGCGGGCCGCTAATTCGGTCATCAAGAGCCTGTCGGATACCGCTTGGGAGCCCAAGCTCAAGGATAGCGACGCGTTCACGCTGTTTGAGCGGCTGATTCCGCATTCGTACGACTTCGCAAAAAACGAAAAAGGCGTGCGGGCGATTCAGCTCGGATTCTCGCTGACGTTCGATTGGTCCACGGAAAACGTCCTCACGTCGGGCTAGTCGTTGTATGCACATTGGGCAAGTGGTTTACGATCCTCTGACTGGCGACAAAGGCCGCGTCGTCGGCTTCCTGGGCAATAACGAGCCCGTGGCGAAAACCGATCGCGGGCGACTGTTCAAGAACGGGCGCGACGTACGAGGGCAAAGGCGAATCGCGAACCGCTACGAAGAGGGCGAGCTCAAAGTCTGTAACTGCGCGGACTGCCGCAAGTTGCTCTTGGG